AAGCAGCGGCGGCGGAAGGGGAGGCAACGGAGCCACCTCATCCGCAAACGGAACCAATGGTGCGGATGGTAGCAGAGGTGGCGGCGGTGGTGGTGCTGGCGGCGGCTGCAATTTCCTTTACCAGCAAAAATCCTCTGGAAATGGGGGGAGAGGCGGACACGGATATGTAGCGATTTACGGTAGGGGGGCGTTTTGATGAAAACGGTTTATTTGAACGAGGATAACACTGTCCGCGAAATCATCCCGGAATATGCACTCCCGCCGGAGAAGTGGTATAGCGAGGCATTTGCACGACGCTGTGTAGAGGTACAGGACGATGTAGAGCAGGGGTGGCGCTACAACCCCGAAACAGGGCAGGCCACCCCGGACAATAGACCGCCGGAGCCTGAATCGCCCTCGGCAGAGGACATCACCCTGGACATGCTGGCCGAGCACGAGGAACGACTTTGTATGTTGGAAATCACCACCAATGCTGTTTGAGGAAGGGGAAGGACATGAACACGGTATTTAATCTCTGCAAGCTGCTTATTGACCGGGGCCGCACCGACGGCCTCCAGGACAAGATGGATGTCTATCTCGCCGCCGACCGGCTCACCCCGGAGGAGTACCAGGAGCTGGCCGGGCTACTGGCCCCGGAACAGTAATCAACAGCGGGATCGCTGGATAAAAGGATGTGAATCAAATGAGTAAGAGCATTACATATGTCCCGCTCTCGTCCGTGGAGCGGATTGAGCTGAGAGTCACCAACTGCCGCAAGACACTTTCCCAGGTCAAGGAAGAGACTGGTGCCCACTATGTGTTGAATGGCGGCATGTGGAACCCAGACGGCTCGGCCTGCCCGCTGCTCAAGGTGGGCGGGGTAATGCGCTCCGGCACGCCCTGGAGGGCGATGGGCTACGCCTGGGATAAGGGCCCCGACATCCACATGACCTCCGAGTACGGGGGAGCGGATAACTTTATTGCGGTGACCGCCCTCATTGCCTCCGGTAAGCCAGTGGATAAGCCCTCCTACGGCTCAGCCCAGGGAGGCAAGCGGGGGCGGAGCGCTATTGGCCTGCGCGGTGGAAGTCTAGCCCTCTACTGCTCCGGCGACGGCACCAGGGACGCAGCCACGACGGAGACTCTGAGGGACGAGCTGGCCGGGCTGGGCTGGTCCTCCGCCGTCATGCTGGACGGGGGCGGCTCCAGCCAGTGTGACTTTGGCGGAGAGCGCATCACCGCCAGCCGCAAGGTGCACAACTGGATTTGCGTGTATCTCAAGCAGGACGGTACTGAGACGCCGCCGGAACAGGAGGACAAGCCTATGAGCAAGTACACCGTGACGCCCAGCATCGGCGTCAACATCCGCAGCGGCCCCGGCACCGGCTACGGCAAGGCGGGGGCGTACCCCTGCGGGGCCGTGGTGGATGTTCTGGAGAAGCGGGACGGCTGGGGCAGGACGGATAAGGGCTGGGTGTCCCTGGCCTATCTGGAGGCCGTGGAGGGCCCTCAGCGGGTCACAGACAACGGCATTGCCATCCAGGAGCATATCATCTCCGGCGGGCGCAAAAACCGGCCGGGCAGGGACACCAACCCGGACACCTACATCACCATCCACGAGACCGGCAACGCGGCCAAGGGCGCCGACGCCGCGGCCCACGGGGCCTACCTGGACAGCGCCGCCGGGGAGGATGATCTGGTGAGCTGGCACTACACCGTGGACGACCACGCCATTGTCCAGCACCTGCCCGACTACGAGACAGCGTACCATGCCGGGGACGGCAAGGACGGGCCGGGCAACACCACCAGCATCGGCATCGAGATCTGCGTCAACGCCGGGGGCGATTTTGCCCAGGCTCAGGCCAATGCCGCCAGCCTGGTGCGCCTGCTCATGGAGGAGCACGGCATCCCGCTGGACAATGTAGTCCAACACAACCACTGGAATGGCAAGGACTGTCCCAAGACCATCCGGGCCACCGCCGGGGCCTGGGAGGCGTTCCTGGCGTTCTGCCGGGGAGAGCCGGCGAATGTATCCAAGTTGGACACCGACGTGGACACGCTGACGGAGGCCGGCATCATCAACAGCCCGGACTACTGGCGGGCCGGGGACTACTCCGCCGCCAACGTCCAGGCGCTCATCGGCAAGATGGCCGACTATGTACGGGAGGATGAGTGACATGGAGCACATCAACGGGATTAAGGGCACCATCGCGGCTGTGCTCGGCTGCCTGACGGCCCTGTGGGGCTGGTTCGGCTGGCTGGTGGTGGCCTGGGTGGTCTGTATGCTGCTGGACTACGCCACCGGCACCGCGGCCGCCCTGCGGGTGGGGGAGTGGTCGTCCAAGGTGGCCAGGGACGGCCTGTGGCACAAGCTGGGGGCCGTGGTGGCCGTCCTGGTGGCTGCGATCCTGGACGGGGTGATCGGCCTCATCCTGGCCAACGTCCCCGCGCTGACACTGCCCTTCGACTACACGGTGTTCCTTACCGTGCTGGTGCTCGTCTGGTACATCATGACCGAGCTGGGGAGTATCGTGGAGAACATCGGCGCCCTCGGTGCCCCCGTGCCCGCCTGGCTCCGCAAGGCCATCGCCGCCCTGGAGTCCACCGTGGACGGCGCCGGGGACAAGCTGGGCGGCAGCCAGGACGACGAAAAGTAAATTGCCAAGCGATTGGAAATATGAATGCCCCCGGGGCCTGCGGGCCTCGGGGGCGCTGTGCTTATTTGCTGGTATGATCAAAATCATCGGGAAAGAGTTCTCCGTGTGTACTGCCCAGGCCGAACTCGTGGTGAATCCGCGCCTGGGCCTCCGGGGTGAGCTCGCGCCATACATGCTCCCGACCATCACAGACCAGGAGGAAATCGGCTTCCCAATAGTTTGTCATGGTGTGCTCCCTTCTGCCCTCGTGACCTCCGGGGCGGGTGGCGTGGTTACTTGCGGCGGAACTATTCGGGGTCCTGCGTGTCCAACTGGGCGATGAACTCAGATCGGATGAGCTCCCACATATCACGGCTCCCGGTACCCTCGTCAAAGCTCAGCATTACCGATGTAAGGGCGGTTTTGATGCGGCACATATCCGCACGGCTCATGGTTACGGTTCTCATTTCCTGATTTAACATCTCGTGTTTCCTCCTTGATTCCTCTGCCTTACGCTGTTATAATCAAGGTGGCCGGGGTAAGGCTCCCGGCTCACCTTGGGGTGTGTGGGGCGGTGGGCTTTGGGTTGTCAGCCGCCCCACTTTTTATGCCTTGACCTTGCTGTCCCGCACGATTTTAGCGGCGGCTTCCGGGTCTTTGGCGGTGGCTTCAATCAGTTTTGCGATGTTCTCCAGATACTGATTGAGTTCCGCGGTGGTCATCTCGTTCATTCACCTCACTCCTTTCTGTAAGAGACTTGGGATCTCTGCCTTACGAGTATAGTATAATACATGCATACATGTATTACAAGGGGTATTCTGTACAAACATGTATACATGTATTTGTACAGTTTATACATGGATGCATGAATTTAAATGTGATATAGTAGAGCAGAGGTGATGTAAGTGGCTACAAAAGCGCATTTGGAAGGGAATAAACGATACCTGGAAAAGCTGGATCACATCACGATCCGTGTGCAGGGAGGCACAAAGGAAAAAATAAAGGCCCGCGCCCAGCAGAAGGGTATGAGCCTGAACGCTTATATCGTGTATTTGATCGAGAAGGACATGAAAACAGAGGAGGACACCTAATTCAGGTGTCCTCCTCCAAGTCTATTTCGCCAATTTCCGACTCAAACTTTGCGATATACTCTTTACAGGCCCATTCGATTTCCTTGATGCGGGATCTTCCATAATATTTTCCGATGTAGGACATCTTGCGGGCAATGTCCTCGCTTATAACCATCGTAAATTTGACATCCATTCCATCACCTCACGGGTATTGTACCCATGAAGTGAATTATTAGGGCTGAAACAGTATTGACTCAGTATTGATATGGTGATAAAATTTTTAAGAAAGCCGGACAGGAGCTACCGACTCCTGTCCGGCAAGGAATTACTCCAGCATGTCCAGCACGGCGTCCTTCAGATGCAGCGGTGAGAGGCTGTACCTGTTGAACGCCATGACCATGCGGAAGACCAGCTCCGCATCGGTCGATACGTCCTGAAGGATCTGCACAGGGCCTTGGTGTAAGAGGCCATAGGCTACGATATCGTAGCTATAGTATGTGCCGATCTCCGGGGCGTATTTCTTTCTTCTGAACATGAAATAGGATATGGGCACGACAATCATCCTTTCTCTGTCTATTGGATGCGTCGCGCTTTGGGAGGCCCACGGCACTGTACTGGTGGGCCACATATATCACACAAAATGCAACACAAATACTGCGCCAAATGAGCAAATAATTGCGTCGCAGTTGATTTGAAAATCGGTTATTGGGTTCGACTCCCCCCGTCTCCACCAATGCAAGATAATCCGAACCTTAGGCCAATCGGTCAAGGGTTCGGATTTCTTATTTCCCTTAGAGATAACTATTTTTTACAAAGGCATAATGCCAAGTGAAAGAATTTAGATTTTCCAGTGGATAATAACTTCCTCCCTGGTAGCGTCAATTTGTGATATGAGAATGCGCTTATCTTCAAAGTTCACGGACTCCCAATCATTCAGATAGCCCGTAATGCTTTCAATCTGTGAAGCAGAAACGGAATTAGCGGTGAGGTCTGCAACCAGCCGGAGCTGATTTTGACGTTCTGCGTCCAGCTCCTCAATGCGGGTATTTGCGTATTGCAGGAGCAGCGGGTTTGCCCCGGACAAAGTGGTATGCTCCCAATAAGACAGACAAGGAAATAATATTAGGAGGGAGCAGAAGATGGGCAGAAGAAAAGCCGTAAGTTTAGAGGAAAAGCTTGCACTGGTGGAGGAATACCTTGCGGGACGTCTGCGGCTGCGGGAAGCGGCGCGTCGGGCCGGGGTGGGACACTCCACCATGGAGAGCTGGATCAGCCGGTATCGCTCAGAGGGGGCATCGGCCTTGGCAGAAAACGGGAACCAGTGCAAGCGGCGGTACGGCGAGGACTTCAAACGCCAGGCGGTGGAGGAGTACCTGTCCGGCCAGGGCAGCTCCATGGCCATTGCGGAAAAGTATCAGCTTCGTTCCGGGAATCTGGTATTGGACTGGGTAAAGGCGTATCATGAAAGAAACTCCAAGAGAGAAACAGGAGGAACTATCATGAGGAACGACCACACCACAGAGGAACGGTTGGAGGCGGTGCTGGCCTGTCTGGAAGGCGGCCGGGCGCTCAAAGAAGCAGCGCAGGCATATCAAGTAGAAGTTCAGACGCTGCGGAGCTGGGTGAAAAAGTATCAGGAGCTGGGTTCGGCGGGGCTGGAGGACCGGAGGGGCAAGCGCCTTGCGGACCAGACGCCCCGGAGCCGGGATGAGGCCCTGCGGATCGAGAACGCCCGGCTGAAGAAGGAGAATGAATTGCTGAAAATGGAACTGTATCTGCGAAAAAAAGTGCAAGAGCTGGAAAGGGTGGATCGCTGAGGCAGTTCCGGCAGGAACAGCAGTATGAAGCGGTGCGCTGCGGTGCGGAAGAAGAGGGATTTCCTGTGGGGCCAGCCTGCCGTGCACTGCATATCTCCCGGTCCGGCTATTACCAGTGGTGCTCCGGGAAAGCCGGGGGGCGCGTCGCTGAGAACCAGCGCATCGCCCAGTTGGTGCAGGAGATCCACCATGAGAGCCCGGACAAGGGCTACCGCCGCATTCGGGACGATTTGGACAAGTATTACCATACGCCAGTCAACGATAAGCGGACGCTGCGCATCTGCCGCTGCCTTGGGATTCAATCTGCGGTAAAACATGCCCCACATGGCTGCACTCGGGTGGCATCCTCTCCCCGGCAGCTGGCAGAGAATGTACTGAACCGCCAATTTTACGCCGACCGCCCCAACGAAAAGTGGCTCACCGATGTGACGGAGTTTCACTACTATACGGGAAATACCATGTGCAAGCTCTACCTGAGCGCCATCCTGGATCTGTGTGACCGAAGGATCGTCTCCTTTATCATCCGGGACACCAACGACGCTGCCTTGGTCCATCGCACTCTGGATCAGGCATTGGAGACCAATCCCGGCGCCCACCCTCTGCTCCACAGCGACCGGGGCAGCGCCTATACTACCCAGATCTTCCATGACAAGCTGGCTGCGGCTGGCATTACACAGAGCATGTCCCGGGTGGGAAAGTGCATTGACAATGGGCCTATGGAGGGCTTTTGGGGCATCCTCAAGCGGGAGCGTTACTATGGCCGGCGGTTTACCAGCCGGGAGCAGTTGACCAAGATGATCCAGGAGTACATCACCTATTATAACTTCCGCCGTCTCCAGCGCGTCCTGGGTGTGCGGACTCCTATGGAGGTCCATAACCGCCTGCTGGCCGCGTAGTAACCAGGCCTGCTTCATATTACCGGACGGGCAGAAATTTTCTCGTAAAGTGTAAGTTATTTCGCTGTCTACTTGACGGGGTGCACACCACACTGGCCAGAAGCTATACAAAGGTGTCCGGGTCATCGAGATCATCATAGTTGAGGATGTCCTCGTCCTCTTCCATGTGCTCGTCCGGCACGTCCACCTCGTACACGGTATATAGCTCGTCGGGGTTTATGTCCTTCATGCGCCGGTCAATCAGGCGGCCCAGGTCAAAGGCGTTCCGCTTGTCGGCCTCGGCGGTGTACTTGTAATTGGGGTGCTGTTTCAGATTGTACTTGGGGGAGAAGAAGGGCGGCAGGCCACGGAGCTGCAAAATGCACTTGTCGCCCGGCATGGTGGCGAGCTCGGCGGGGGTCATCAGCTCACGGCCCAGCCGCTGGGTGTTCAGGTTGAAACTTTCAGACTGTCCACGGGAGCGCACCTCGGTCTGCATGGAGATAGTGGCCTTGCCCAGCCAATTTTCTGAAATCTCCTTGATGGTGGAGCTTTCCCGGCCACCCAGGAAAATCACGCTGTCCATATTGCCCAGGATCGTCTCGGCGTTGTCCTTGTAAATCGCCTTACACTGCACCATCTGCTGGTAGAACAGGCACAGGCTGATCTCGCGGGAGCGTATGACGGCCACCAGCTTCTGGAGCTCCGGCACCTGCCCCGTGTTGGCCGCCTCGTCCCATAGGACGCGCACATGATGGGGCAGGCGGCCCCCGTGGACGGTATCGGCCCTCTCGCAAAGCAGATTGAACATCTGCGAAAAGGCCAGCGCCACCAAAAAGTTATAGGTGCTGTCCGTGTCGGAGATCACAAAAAAGGTGGCCGTTTTACGGTCGCCCATGCGGTCGAGCTCCATTTCGTCATAGGACATGATCTCCCGGAGCTGGGGGATGTCGAAGGGAGCCAGCCGAGCGCCGCAGCTAATAAGTATGCTGCGCGCCGTCTTGCCGCTGGCCAGCTTGTACTTTTTATACTGCTTCACCGCGAAACAATCCGGCTTGCGCTTTTCCAGCCCCGAGAACATATAGTCCACCGCGTTCATAAAGTCGTCGTCCTCTTCCTTGACC